CTTCGTGACCTCTGCCTGTCTGTCGGAGCCACTTTTATTACTAGGGAAGATGGAATCCAACTAAAGGATATCCAGCTCGGTCATTTCGGTCAGTCAAAGTCAATATCAATAGGAAAACTCTGGACCACTATTGTTGGTGGAACAGGAGACTACGATGGTATTGATAAACAGATCGAAGTACTTAAGGTCGAGATATCACAGACAGATAACATCAAAGAGTGTGAGCGTATCCAAGAAAGGATTACGAGACTTGCTTCTGGTGTGGCCGTTGTTCGTGTTGGTGCCGCCACAGAGATCGAGATGATTGAGAAGAAGCATCGCATTGAAGATGCATTAGAAGCAGTTAGATCGGCTCAAGAAATGGGGGTGATCGCTGGTGGTGGGGCAGCCCTTGTGAGAATGTCTGAGGCGGTCACTGTGACTACCAAAGAGAAAGGTGGTATGTTAGGTTTCCAAATAGTACTGGATGCGTGTGAAGCCCCTCTGAGGCAGATGTGCTTAAATGCTGGAGAATCTCCGGACCTTATTGTCAACAGAGTCAAGAACTCTGATAGGAACTGTGGCTATAACTTTATGACAGGACAGATAGAAGACTTCTTTGAGTCTGGTGTTATCGATCCAGTTAAGGTTACCATTTCAGCTCTTGAGAACGCAACTTCGGTTGCATCAACACTAATTACAACTAATCATGCAATAGTTAAAACATAGACTACTTAACGGAGATACAATATGACTGATGAGCAAATGCAAAACTTGTTAACTTCTATTATCGAGATGAAGAACAATCTTGAACGAATGGCAGAGAAACAAGAGGAAATGATTGATGACGTAAAGCAAATAAAGAAAGCCGTATATGACCCTGAGCAGGGTCTTTATGCTAGGCTAAAGGCTCTAGAGAACTGGAAAGAGTCGACCTCAAGGGTTATATGGGTTGTTCTGACAACGGTTGTTGGTTTAGTTACCGCAACACTATACCAAAGCTTTTTACCATAACGGAGGGAATATGAGAGTTAAAATAGCATACACAGTAGAAATTGAAGAAGTAGAGACCGAAGTTCAAGAGATAATATCTAAAGGTTTGAAAAACCTAGAAGATGCCTTAGAAGATGCTAATGAAGTCTGTAAAGGACTAAATACTTCGAAGGACTTGGGAGAACTAATTTTAAGAATAGAAGAGACCAGAATTAATTTATTTAAAGCGGACTCTAATCTTTCTGATTGCCATGAAATCTTAATGGGATATTCTAGTGTACTCAAAAAGATAGAAACGGGAGGAGATAATGAAGAAATTTAAAACAGGTGATCTTGTGCATGTCCCAGCAGGAGCCTATCGAATGAAAATGCAAAAGGATGGTCAAATGACCATACCATGGGATTGTAATTTGAGCATGAGACCTTTGTTGGGTGTGTTTAAACAACAGGTCAATGAGAGAGAGTGTATCGTACTCTTTCACGACGGAGAGTGGGTCGTTGATTCAAACCACGTATATTTAAAAAATAAAGGAGAGACAGATGATAGAGTTAGTGAGTATAGTGAAGACTGGGGAAACTTGGTATCTCAATAAGGTCGTGGTAAACGCCCAATATATAACAACAGTTTCAGAATCCAGAGAGTATAATGAGATGCTGAGAGAAGGAAAGATCAACATGGGTTTGAGCGAACATGTGACATTTAGTGTAATCACTCTTAATAAGAAGTCTGGTTTCGATGAAATGATTATAGTTGGTTCCCCATCTCAACTTCTCGAGAAGATAAAGAAGAACAACAAACAGTTATTGAAGGGGTAATAATGTATATTATATATGGAAAGAAATTATGCAATTATTGTAACAAAGCAGTAACACTACTCCAGAGCAGAGGTTTGAGCTTTGTATACCATTCTATGGATGATAGAGCAGATGAGTTAGTTGAGATATCTACTATTTATAATTGGAGGACCGTACCCCTTGTTATCAAAACAAAAGATTCAGATAGCAAATTTATCGGTGGTTATGATGATCTTGTCAAAAGACTGCAAATCGAGATATCTGAGGAAGATGATTAATAAAATAATTAGAACTATAGATAATGAGTTATATTGTGAGGTCCACCTAAAAGAAGACGACTCTTACTTCTTCCCAGCTGAAGATTATTACGACAATGACGGAAACTATGGAGATCTATTAGTAAAGTCTCGTCGTTCCAACTGGGATACTATATTGGAGATGGTACCACTGATTGGCGAAGCTCACGTCCACTATATGATGCTAACAGAAGGCATAGAAGAAGCAGAGAGGCCACCCATAATAGAACATTATGAGCACTGGAGAAAAGGAATACATTGGCTAAACCACCATGGTTTTGATATAGACCAAGTAGAATGTTATAAACGCATGATAAAAAAATTATCTTAAGGAGATAAAATGAAGATAGAAAAGCCGTGGGGACACGAGATACGTTGGGCAATCAACGAAAAGTATCTTGGAAAGATCCTTCATATAGAAAAAGGACAAAGATTATCCTTACAGTTACACGAACAGAAAGATGAAACTATTTATGTTCTCAAGGGAACAGTTGTCGTACAACTCAGTGACAAAACTTTAATATTGGAAGAAGGCGAGTCGTTAAGAATTCAGCCAAAAACAATTCACAGATTTTGTTCAACGTTGGAAAAACCTGTAACACTCATTGAAGTCTCAACACCAGAGATAGATGATGTTGTGAGACTTGAAGATGATTACGGGAGAACACAATGATTTGGTTTCTATCATTGATGTTGTTAGTCTTCCGTTCGAGAAGGGATATCTAAGATCTTTAAACCGTTGCTATAAGCCAAGTCTATAAGAGTATCCTCATTATAGATCTTATAGCATTCAAGAGCCATACGAAGCTCAAACATCATGTCACCGTTACAGTAAGGCTTATAAATGTCTTCAATGTTATCGGTACCTATACCTACCGTTAAGCCCCATTCCAACATTTCGTCAATCGGCGTCATTGAGTTGTGAGTGGGACTTAGCGTTTCTGTGCGTTGATGGTCTATCCACGCAGATGGACAGCATATAAACTGTAACCCTGCGTCCTTAGATAAGCTATAGACGTGGTTCCTATACATCTTTGGGTGACATGCTAAAGATATAGAGTGCACTGCTACAACCCGGCCTTCTAAACCGTACTCTATAGTCTTCTGAGCAAGCCATTCTGTCTCTCGTTCTTCTACTATGTTGAGCTGGTCAACATGTACATGAACCTTCTTGCCTGTGCTCTTTGCAACCGAGAATAATATATCCAAGTGTCTATCGGGATCTTCATCGGATTTGGGAAGCCCACCAAGAAAGTCAAGACTCTCCACGTTGTTCTCAAATAGAGCAAGGTTTTCCCTTGTAAAGCCACCAACAGTTTGGTTGCCTATATACAACCCCACTCCCTCTCTTAACAGCTCCTCTTTGGCACGTAGGGCCCCGTAAAGTGCCTTCTCATGAATGGTGTTATCGAGATCTATAAATGACATTACCCTATTGGTGTTGAACTCTTTCTGTCTCAAGCATGCATCTAATATGCCGGTGTAATAATTGTATTGAGATAGTTGTTTCTTAACCTCGTTGACAAGTTCCCACTTCTGCTGCAAGTGTCTTTTGGTTAAAGCACTGTCGGTATATTTCATTGTCCCTGCTCTATCGATATGAGCATGACAGTTGATAAAACCATTGATAAGCTTGCGTTTTAGACTGTGTATTGACATCTAGAGTAAATAGGAAAGCGTATGAAAAAGAAACATCGTTGTTTCAAACAAATGCCCTCTAGTTACTTATAGAGGGTGGAGTTATGTTATGGACGTTGTTTTTGTTCCTTTCGTGTCAGATGTTTTATTATTCTGATGACACAGTTAGCGAGATCGAGGTATCTCAAATATCCAGTGAATACAACATTGGTATAGCAAAAGCGATTAATAGCTCTCTAAAGATTTATTCCTTTGAAAACGGAATAATCATGAGCCATGGTTCTGGGAACCTATTCCACGTTGGTAGTCATTTGTTTGTTTTAACAGCCAGTCATGTCGTTGAAGGATCAGAGACCATATTGCTTGAAGAACTTAACGGGAACATGGTTTCTGCTTCATTGGTGTACCACAATCAGTATACAGATTTAGCAATCCTGATGCCTCATGGAGAATTCACCGATACGAAATCTATAAGTTATATCGTTAGTAAAGAGCATGATATACTGGCAAAGAAATTGCACTATTATGGATATCCCGAGAATCTAGATGGCCTCTTGGTGACAGGATTCGTTAGCCAATCAAACTACAAAAGAATATTAATGCAATCATATGCGTGGTTCGGAGCCTCCGGGTCAGCAGTATTCGATAATGCTGGTCGAGTTGTTGGTGTCGTACATGCGATATCAACCCAGCAGGATCCTACAACAGGGTACCCACTAATGGCTGAGAATATCGTGGTTGTGCATAGAACATATGATTTGTCTAGACAAACAATTAGGGAGCACTTAGTTAATGCAAAAGCTAAAGATAGGCACCCTAATTAACGATAATGACAAACTAGGCGTTGTCACAAGGGTTATTGAAATGGGAACCTTAGATGCTTCCATAGATATTATCAACTGGAGAGCAAACTATGAAGTACATTACGTAGATGGTGTCGTATCAATCCTTGGCTGCAAAACTGTAGAAAGATTAATTAAAGAAAACAAAATCCAAATTGTTTTTTCACCTACTACCCCCCTACCCCCCTCCTCTTCTTCTTCCGAGATCCTGCGCGAGTCCATGCACCTGTGTGAGCAAGGCCAAGAACAAACAAAGAAAGATGGGAGGAACAAATGTGCACATCAAAGACGAAAAAAAGACCAATAGTCTCATAAATCCTGAGTGGTCTAAGAAACAAAAGATACTTTATTTCCTTTGGTTAGATGATCAGGTTATGACCTATTGGTCTAAATATTTGGATTTGAAGCACTCGTTTCCGGATGGTAGTTTCTGGAGCAAAGAAGATATGAAGAGTCTAGATGACTGCCTAATAGCTATTGAATACTTTGAAAAGTTTCAACAAGAAATATCTGATGAATATAGCTATAAAGAGATAGATGACTTCGTGCGAAGCAATCCGAGTATATGTAAAAGCTTCACTTTTTTTCGTTTTTTCTCTTGACAGAATCACTTTAAGGTGTTATAATAACATTATAAGAAAAGTTCAAAATGAGAAAAATTCAATATTTTCCTCAAAAATATTTAATTGACATTTCGATGGAGGAAATATGAAATTACTTGACATTTCGATAGGAGACTTAGTAACCCATCTGAGCCACGATCTTGGGATCGGACTTGTTGCCGAGGTAAGAACAGATGTTCCAACAGGTGCTTACAAATGTATTTGGTCTAAAGCACCGTTTATGACACTGTTTATTTGTGGTGACTGTCTGAAAATCCTCTCTTGAATTATAAGGATCACATGTGCGAGAGTTTCAAACGGACATTTTTTGTCCTTTACAATATCTCCACCTGTGATATATTATTAGTAACAACAGGAGGTGAATAATGAAAATAGGTGACTTAGTAACATACTGTGGAAATGGATACATGTATATTATTACAAAGATATATCCAACCTCAGAGGTTGATATTCTATCCCTAAGTACAGGAAGAATCTCCACCTTGCCATCTAATTGGCTTACTAAAGTCGAAACGGACAATTTCTGTCCTTTACATTCTTCAACCAACTCATTATAATATAAGTATAAAACAACGATGGAAGAAAAAACAAAGTTGGACATTTTTTGACCTTTACAAATTAACATAACCTGTTATACTATATCTGTCAAATTAATTTTAGGAGAAATCTATGAAAATAGGATCATTAGTAAAGAGCAAGTGGCAAATGGGCATTGTTGGAGTTATAATAGAACAAGTGGTGTATCAGCTCGATAACCACCCCCATCATTGTGACTATATCTCTTGGAGAGTTCATTGGATCGGTAAGAACTGTGTCTTTGAGAACACCCTAGAAGATCAAGAGGACTTAGAATTGTTATGAAAGTAGGATCGTTGGTAATGCTTAATCCCAAACTGTATATGGACATACACAGTAGGTTCGGTATTATCATACGAGTTATGGCTTGTGGAGAGAGGTTTCATGTTATATGGAATGACGATTCAGAGGCAATATTAAGCACATTTGACTTGGAGGTATTATGCGAATAGGAGACTTGGTAATGATAGGCGATAATGCCCTTATTATCACAGCCAACAAGTGGAGTGACGCAAGAAACCAATGGTATTGGGAGATTGCACCTGTGGACGATCCAAGGTATAGAACATGGTTGCCCGAAGATATAGTTCTCCATGCGTGGCGAGATTATATATGGTGGACAAAAAATGTCCTCGACAATAATATTAGGAATGGTTATATTATAAGTAACAAAGGAGGATAGCATGGTTTTCAACAAAGGACAGTTGGTTATTTGGATCGAGGACGATGGCGAATATGAACTTGGCATAGTTGTAATTCAATATGACAATTGCGATACAGAGGTCATGTTTGCAGATGGCTATCAGGCTTTAGTCTGTGGTTACGACATCAAAGAGGGCTATCTTATCCCATTGGAGGAACTATGCAAATAGGAGACTTGGTAAGACACAAAGAATACCCTAAGTTAGTGGGTGTCATTGTGAAAATACGAAAAAAAATAGGTCTGTGGGATACTCTTGTTCTTTGGATAGACGAGAGTGAACCCTGTTGGACAGGTAAAGACTATTTGGAGGTATTATGCGAATAGGCGATATAGTGAGATACAAGAACTGCTCCAAAGGTGGAGAGTTGGCTATAGCCACAGGGTTCTTTGCAAGAACTTTCGGAGAATGTTACGGTAAATTCGTATGGGTAGCAACAGGAAACAAATTTAATGAAAACTTAGAATATTTGGAGGTAGTATGCGAATAGGAACATTGGTAAGAATAGACCCCCACTGTCCAATCTCTATGGATATGAAAGAGGACGCTCCAGACGAATACATGAGAGAACTGGAGTGGTTAGGAGTGGTGGTGGACACCCTTGTCAACCAAGAAACGAATCTCTACATGGTACAATGGGGACACATGCCCCACCCTACCCCCGAATATGGGGATTACTTGGAGGTACTATGCGAATAGGCGATTTAGTAAGGATACGACAATCATTTAGTCAAAGTAAAGTTGGGAAACTGGCTATCATTGTGGACAAATGGAATGCTTGGAATGTAGTAATCAACATAGTAGATACTGGGCAACAATTTGAATTTGAT